ATAACATTTGCTTGATCTGAACTTGGATTAGAGTTTGGCGAAACTGCCATAAAGTCTGTTGATAAGAAATTTGCTTGTTGAGCAGCAGAAAGTGTGTATATAAATTTCCATTTATATGAATCAGTAGTTGTAATTACTGAAGTTGATACACCAGTTGGTTCATCTGTTGAAGTAGCACCACCGTTGTTATCTAAACATTTGTAAACATTTCTTGCTGAAGATAATACATAAAAAGTAGAATCAAATAAAGTAGTTGCACCACTTGTTGATGTTTTTCTTACACTTGTTGATCCTGTTGTATATTCTCCAATGTCGTGTGAATAAGTATCGTAAACAATACCAGCAGTCCAGTTTCTTCTTGGTATTACAAAAGATACATCTGAACCTTGTACTCTTTTAGCAGCAACTAAATCATCAAAAGTATAAAATTCTCTAGCGATACTATCGCTTGGGGTATTAGGAGCAGCGTCCGTACCTTCGTAATCTGTTCTATTATCAGGTCTTGTTGCAGTACCGAAAGGTTGTGGTCTTCCAATACCTAGGTAATACACTTCGTTTGCTGTTTCAGAAAATGATTCTGAAAATTGTTCAGCGTTGTTTAATCTAAATTTATTTGTTATTATTGCTGGCATAATTCCTTAATTCTTTCTTATATTTATACTACTTTTCATTAACTTATTATAATTGTTCCATTCATAGCTGAATGTGCTGTACATTGATAATATAGAGTTGCTGGAGCATCCATATTTACGGTAAATATTACCGTTCCACTATCACTCGCATTACCAGTAACTCCATCATCATATACGGTTCCACTGGTTCCACTTGTAGATTGTATTCTAAATGGGTGACCACTTGCATTTACTATAAATTCATATGTTAAACCTTTTTGCAAATATAGTGTAGGATTTGACCTTTGTGATGAAAAACCATCTCCATCAAATAAGTAATTTGAAGAACCATTATTAGCTACCTCAAACTTAGCACTTGCTTGAGAAGCAACATTAAATCTACCTTGTGATGAACTCCATTCTAAAACATTTTTATCAGCAACACCAGAAATATTAACATCTGTATGTACTGATACGGAAGAGTTTTCATCTAATATTCTAACCCAACCACTACCTGAAGAATAATAAGGTCTGTTACCTACACTATCATAAGCATATGCACCTACATAAGTTGCAGCCGCTGGTAAAGAACCATATCCTGAAAAATCAAATCTTATTTTAGAACCTGCACCAGTTAAATCAACGGTACCTGCTCCTGTTAAACTTAATCCTGCGATTGATGTTTGAGTATCACCTAAAGCAATAGTATCTGATCCTAAAGTGATTGAATCATTTGTTAATGATGAGTTAGCAACACCACTTACATTTATAGTTATTTTATTAGGAGAAGCAGCAGTTGAAATTCCTGTACCTCCTGCAATCTCTAAATTTGTTCCTAAACTAATATCTTGTGTTGCTGTTGCGTCATCAACTATTGTAATTTTATTATTTGCAAGTTTATCGTTTGCAATAGAACCATCTAATTGAGCATTTGTAACTGTTCCTGATAATGAACTTGTAGGATAATTTGTTGCGTCTGTTAAATCAAAAGCAGGAGTAGCGTCAACACCACCTAAATTAAGTGATATACCACCATAAGATACTGAATTATTTGTTAAACTAGCATTTGCGATATTTTGTAAAGTGTTTGTTGTTCCATCAATTGTTTTATTTGTTAATATATCTGTTGATGTTTCAGTTAAAACAGCACCGTCAATAGCAATAGAAACTTTGTCTGCTGTTACGGCAGTTGAAATTCCTGTACCACCCTCAATAGTTAAAGTATCACCTAAATCTACTGCTGAAGTTTGAGCACCATCACCTGTAATAGTAATAGTTGAATTAGTTAATTTTGCATTTGGTATACTTGCTAATGCACTACTTGGAATATTTGTAAGTGTATTATCAGGACCATTAATTGTTTTATTTGTTAATACATTTGTAGAAGAATCTGTTATGTAATTACCAGAAACTAAAGTAGTACCATCACCTAAAACATTATATAATTCGTCAAAGTTTTCATTTACCTTAGCTGCACCTGCTCTTAAATTATCACCTGTTCCGTCGTTAGCAGCGGTTCCTCTATTAATAGTTTGTTTTGTCATTTAGTTATTCCTACTTGTTTATACTATTTATAATCATTCTTATGGGGTTGTGTCATCAAAAGATAAAGTTGTTTGTGCAAAGTTAGTAACCGTATTATCAAAAGTATCTTCGGAAGCCGCAAATTGCGTAGGCATTGCAAAATTTGTCTTTAATAACTTACCGTCTTTATTTGAAGTTGCTAAAAATATAGCACCTCTTCCATCTAAAGATGTTCTTGTTCCTTGTATTTTTACTCCACTTAATTCTTTAAATGTTATTCCACTTCCACCTGCATTTACACCAAATATTGTATTTGCGAATCTGTTTAGTGTACCAAATTTAGGTCCTCCGTATGCGTACCCTTGTTTAACTTCTACACCATCTATTATTGCTCTATTCCTACTAGTCATACTAATTTCAATAGGTGGTCTTGTCAAAGTTACATCTCTAGTATTTGTAGCAAATGGTTCTCTATAATCATCACCAACATCCAGCGATCCTTCAGACTGATTATCTGATCTTAAAGTTGTTCCATCATCTATCGTTCCTAATCTTCTACCAAAAACGGTTGTGAACAATACATTTAATATATTGAATAATGGAGTGTCTATAGCACCTGATATAATACCAATAATTGGTGCCTTAACTTTTAAACTTAATCTACTTTGTAAATCAACTTGTCCTGTAAAATAAAAACCTGCTGTGTGCATAGTCTTTTTAAATGAGTCTCTCCAATCATTAATTGATTGACCAACTTTTAGTACATAAGAAAAATCTTGGTAGTATTTACTATCTTGTACTTTCATAGTTTGCTCAGATACATAACCATCTTCATTTAAAAACTTACCATCTGTATCTGCAACAGAAACTACATCTACGGTAGCACTAGCAATATCTAATCTTGTTATGGTTGCCAATCCACTACTTGTTGATGTTACCTTTTCACCTAATATAAAATTTTGTGATTGATCTTTTACTTTTAAAACTTGTGTATCTGCATCCCAACTAGCAAGATGACCAATTGCACCTGAAGTAGCACCTGTAATAATATCATTAGCATTAAAGTTTCCAGATAGATCAGTTAATAATAAACAATTTCTAAATTCAATTAAAGGTGATGGAGAGTTTTGATAACCTTCTCCTAATTCATTTGTTTTTAATCCTATAACTCTTCCTATATCTGTACCGTGTGTTAAAACATTTGCGTTTGTACCACCACTTGAAGTTATAGATACACTAGGTAAAGTTGTATAACCACTTCCATTATTAATTAAAAATATATCTGTTATATCATTTAAGTCGGAGTTAGTAGCACCTTCCATTACAATTTTACTTCCAGAGTATTGATCTCCTCTACCAGTTTCATCTTCCATTAAAATATGTTCAGCACCTGTTCCGTCTTCACCAGAAATACCACCATTAACAACAGAAACAAATCCTTCTACATTAACACCATCGGTTCCTGTATTATCAAAAACTAATTTATCTCCAACTGAATAACCTGTTCCTGGATTGTCAATAACAATTTCTGATACTGATCCTGAACCTATAGCACTAATAGCAATATCAGCACCAGTACCACCACCTGATACGGTTAAAAAATCACCAGTAGAATATAAGTTACCATCATTTGTAATTGTTTTTGTTCCAGGTATACCTGTAACAGTTGCCTTAATATAAAAGTCATCTGTATCACTAGCAGTACCAGTAATTTCTTCATCAATATCAAATGTACCAGTCATTGAGTTTATGTTAAGTACAAATTCAGAAACTTCTTTATTTGCAATAACAAATTTCTTAATTGATTCTACAATAGCACTTGCTCCTGTACTTGAACCTGTTATTGTTCTACCAACTAAATTTGTTGTATCGCCAACCGTTGCTACTGCTCTTAAAACTTTTTGTGTATCCCATTGTCCGTCTGATACACGCAACATTTGTGTTCTAGGATAAAATGTTTCTGATACTTGATTAAATAATATTCTAAAAAATAATTCGTGTCCTGCTTGTGTACCTTTTAGTCGGTACAATGATTTAATATTTTTAATTAAATTTCTTTTGTCTAATCCTATTGCTAAATTTTCAGGTATTGTTTTTAGAAACTCATCTCTAAATTTTGTTAAGAAGTTTGATATAACTTTATCTGGATCTCTAAAGTTTGTTAAATCCTGAACCGTTGATACAGGATTAGGACGATAATCATTAATTACTGCTTGAGCATTTGTATCATTACCTACTATAATTTCATTTAAACCAAACTTGTCTTGTGCTGATATAAAAATTTTATTATTTGTTAAATCTACAGCAAGAACTGTTGCCGTTGCCTTTGATGTAAGACCTGTAATAGTTTCGCCAACTGAAAATTTACCATAAGAAGAATCTTCATATATTATTTTATCATCAGCGTCTAATTGTGTTCTTTCTGAAGTTATTTTTGAACCATCTAACAATAAATTATTTGCTAAACCAGTTTCATTTTCTAAAGTTATACCATCTGTATTTTCAACACTTGTAACCTGCAACATAGCAGATTCCATAAATTGAAAATAAGTTTTTAAAAATTGAACGAACTGTGGGTGGTCATCAACTACGAAATCGGGTAATTGACTATTAATGAGCGTTGAAATTTTATCATTAAACTTTGCCATTGCATTAGTAACTTGATGTTGTTGTGTATCCTACTCCTGCCTCGGAAGAACCACCTACAAAGGTATCTTCAGAAACATTTACAATAGAATTAGAAACATCTATTTCTAAAATTTGATCTCTTACAGGTACAACATCATTTGAACTAGGAGAAGCAGTTACCTCAATTACAGTAGAAACAGAACCTCTAATATTAGAGATAGAAGCAATGTCTAAAGAATTAATAGTAATTTGTCCTGTAGCATAATCAATTGTTCCTTGTGTAGCATTTTGTACCGTTTTTATACCACTTACAAGATAATAAACTCTAACATTTCCCATACCATCATCATCTAAAAACATTTCATTATCATTACCAGATATTTTAAATCCAGTAGATGACACTACTGCTTCGTGTCCTGAATGTGGATTGTAAATTGCGTTTCTAAAGTAAATATCGTATTTTGTAGATGAACTTAAAGTTGGTGTAAAGTTTTTTCTAATTTTAACGGTTGTAATATTGGATAAAATAGAATTATCTACATCATCAATTATACCCATAACTTTAGAGTATCTAAACACACCGTCAAATGCTGTTAAAGTATTTTTATTGTAATCTGTTATTGCGTCCACAATTTCTGACTTTAAAGTGTCTGAAGTTTTAGCAGTTGATTTTTTATCAAACTTAGCATTGACAACTAAAATAATTGATGTAATAATAGGGTCAACTATTTCTGGTCTAACAGAAGCAACATTATAAGATTTTAATTTTGTTACTATATCTAGTTTTGTAGAATTAGTTAAAGGAACACCTGACTGACCTTTGACTGCAATCTTAACAACACCGTAAATAGGTGTTTCATCATCTTCACCACCCCAAGCACTTATAGAAGTTGCATTAGGATAAATTGATTTAACTAAAGTTTCGTAATCAGTTGTAGTAACTGCTCTGTCTTGTGATGTATATTGTAAAGGTGCATTAAATCTAATTGATTCTTTTGTTTCTGGAATAGAACCACCTTCTGCTGCTGTTTTAGTTACAACAGTTACATCTGAAAATCCACCTACTGAACCTTTTGCTACAAAGTTTGTTGTACCGTTTGCGTCTTCTAAATTTGAAACTATATATTCTAAAGTTACAATATTACCATCTGCTAATTTTTTACCTAGTATATCATCTCCAAAGTAAACTTCAAATTTACCTGTATCTGTTTCTGATAAAAAATATGCCTTTGATGTATTGTCTAAAGATTTTAATCCAGACGCTAATGTGTAAATACTTTGCGTTGTATCACTAATAGAAGTTTGTACAGTTACTTTTAAAGTAGATGTATCAGCATTTATATTAGGAATTATAAATCTTTGGTCAACATCTGTACTATCAACCGTATATTTAAAGTTTACCAAAGTACCTTCATATAAAGTTACATTTGAAAATTTATAAACACCATCTAGTGGTGACATTGCTATATCTTCATTAGTTACAAAATTATATTCTGTATTATCTATTGTTGCTGAAAATGATGTTCCTTTATCCATAGTAACCGTGGATCCAGTAGCATTGTTTAATGTTATGTCAACAACAGCAGTAGGTGATTTTGCTGAAGAAGGAGTATATCCTAACATCTTTGCTAATGACACTACATTTTTTCTAACATCAGCAGAGTCAAGGTACATTTCATTTGCAACCATATTAGCATTAAATCCTAAATAGTGTGTGTTGTATGCTAATGTGTCTAACAAGACAGCAAAACCTGAACCTTCAAAATTATAATCTGAAAACTCTGGTTGATCTTGTAAGAATGATTTTAAATTTGCTTTGATTGTGTCAAAATCTAAATCTGATACTACGAATTTATTACTTGCCATATTATCTTAATCTTTCTAAAAATGTTTCTACTTCTACTGGTTGATTTGATCCAACAACATAAAACATAATTTTTAACGCATAACTATTTCTATCCAAATCAGGATTTGCTAAAACTTGTTGTAAATTAATTCTTGGTTCAAAATTGTTTAATACTTCAGCAACCTTTCTTTGTAAATTTAGAGCAGTTAATGGTGTCATTGGTTCAAATAACATTGCTCTAACATCACTTCCTATTTCAGGATGAAAAGGTCTCTCATAATGATTTGTGTTAATCAAATTTCTAACACTTCTCTTAACTGCCTCTATATCTGTCAGTTTATTAACATCATTTGTAATAGGGTTACGACCAAAGTTTAAATCTAAATCTTTATAGATTCTATTTGCTCTTTTAGAGTTATTGGTTGTACTAGCATCATAGTTTGACATATCTCTTATATTTATATAGTTTTAACTAACCGCCTGCAAATACATTTCCAGAACCTTGCGTCATAGCGCCTGCGTCTGTACTATCTCCAAGTCTAGCAATGTTTAAACCACATACAAATACCGTAGAACTACCAACATTAACTTTTGCCACGTGAGGCGCACAAGGTGGTGATGGTGGAAAAGGGTGTGATACCGTAGGATCAGTAATTCTTGCTATTAAGATACTATTTGCAAAAACCGTACCTTGTCCAGGTGTATCAAGTGTTGTTGTACCTGTACAAATATGTCCTGTGCTTAAAGTATCGCCTTTTCTACTAACTGCTGGCATTACTTAATTTCTACTTTCCCGCCAGCTGCTTCAATTTCAGATTTGATTTTTTCAGCTTCTGACTTTTCAATAGTTGATTTTATCTCACCAGGAGTTTCTATACTACCTTCAACAAAATTCTTTGCTTCAAGTAATCCCATATCTTTAAATCCTCTAACTGCCTTAATAACACTAATTTTTTTATCACTTGCAAATCCTGTTAATAGTACATCAACAGTAGCACTTTCTTCTTTTACTATTGGTGCTGGTTGAGCACCTGCTGTTAATTCACTTAAATTAAGGTTCCAAGCCTTTTCCAATTTCTTGGATAACTCACCTGCTTCAACTACTGTTAATTTTCCTAACTGTTCTACTAAATTATCAATATTACTCATTATTTACTTAACCTTTTTTCCCGACCCAATGGTAATTTTTGCCATTTAGTCATTTCCAAACCTTTTTTACTAATCCATTCAACATATACCAATTTTTGTTTTACTTGATTTTGAAAAGACTTAACTGCCTTCTTAAATGAACTTGATTCTATTGTTTGTACTTCGTTATCTTCTTTTGTAAACTTAAAGTTTCTCATTTTTGCCATTATTATGCTCCATTAAATGATTCAATGTCTAAAGGTTGGATTTTTTCGTCATTTGGGCAACGACAATGACTACAACAAACGGTTTTTTCTGATTCTCCGTAATCTTGTAAACATTTTTCGCCACAATGCGATTCGTGTCCGCAATTTAGACAATATTCTATATTATTATTCATAATTATATTTA